TGGTGAGTGTTGCAGAGGAAGAAAATCCAGATGGAACCTTGCCATTTCGTTTTGAGTATGATATAGTAGACAACTATAATGTGCCAAAGGAGGAGTTCAATGATGAGTTTTTTAATCTCATTGGCGACATTCTGGTTCATATTATTGAGAACGAAGAAGAGGGCGTGAATGAAAGAAAATTAAATGAAAATAGTGCTTGACAATTTTACTGAATAATGCGATACTGTGTATAGTGAGAAAACAATGAAGAGTATTTATTATGGGTGCGGGTAATACAAAAACACATTATAAACAGGATGCTGCTGAAGCATGGACTGTGTATCGTTTGCAAAAATTGTCTGTTGATAATGGTACTGCCATTACAGATAATGTAGAAGAGAAACTTTCTGATTTTATCAATCACTGTGAAGACAAAGGGATTGTGAAAGATTTTGATAAATCTGCTTATAAGAAAAATGTTGACGCTATTGTTGACAATTTCTATAATGATATTGTCAAAAAGTATCCAAACAAAAAATTTGATGTGGTTGATGTTGAGAAAGAATTTCGTGACAAAAATCTAAAGGGTGATTTTATCATATATTTTGGCGAGAATGATTATATTTCCTTTTCTCTCAAGAATTATGAGAAGGGATATGCCAGAATTCAACTTTGTTCTGGCACATTCCTCTCCTTCATAAATAATTTTTTGTTTGCCCCTGATGGTGTAGGAATGTTTATCAGCCCACATACTGGTGAACGATTTAAAGGTTCTAACTCTGAGGTTCGTAATAATATATTAAATGATATGGGATTATCTTCTCTCATTCCATTTTATTCTAAGATAGAAAATATTCAAAAGAAAATGAGAAATTTCTACATCAATGATCCGTCTGCTAAATTCTTCTATAATATTGAAGAAAAGTGGAAAAAAGATTGTCATGACTATGGCCATGAGGCATCAAAGTTGATCGCTGAAGCAATGAGACTTATTCCTAATGATGCTGTTAAAGAACGAGTTATGAAAATGTCTGGATTAGGTGGCGATGAAGAATTGTTGCTTATTAGTAAAGGAGAATATTTCACTTCGTTGGATGATAAGTATATTTCTCTAATCAATCACTGTAAAAATGCAACTGTCGAGTATGAGATATGTGGAAAAGGACTTCGTTTCGTATTAAAGGATGATGATGTAGATATCATTGACATTGACATTCCAATGACTATAAATGCTAATGGCGCATGGTATAAGAAAGGTTTAAAAGAAAAATTTGATGGCGTTGAGTACAAGGATAAAGAAGGTGTGAGCCTTGCATGGGGAGAACGGCGTCCTAAAAAGTCACGAGAAATTAGTACTTCAGTCAACTGTTGGATGAACCTTAAAGCGGCAGGCATTGTATGAAGTTTGATAATATCGTAGGTAATCCCCCCTATCAAGATACAAACAAGAGAAATACTACGCCACATAAACTGTGGATAGATTTTACCAAAAAGAGTTTTTCAGATTGGTTAAAGGATGGTGGGTATTTGTTACAGGTATCACCATCTTCATTTTCAAGTCCAAGCAGTAAAATTCTACAGTTATTTAAGGATAAACAAACACATATAATTAATTTTAATCAGGAGCAGCATTTTCCTGACGTAGCTACAACTGTTGCGACATATGTGATCGAAAATGTTGTATCAAATAATACTACGATCATTAATAACAAGTTTACGATTAATCTTGACAGTTCAGTGTTATATATACCTAATGATTTTTGTCAAGAGTCCTTCTCAATACACTCAAAGACTATGTTCTCGACCCAACCTAAATTAAATGTCGAGAAGGACTATGTTACAGGACACAATATTAGACTAAAGGATAAAAATCCCACTTTATCAAAGGAGAAAACAGAACATCATATTTATCCCATGTTTCACTCAAATAGGCAAGTATGGTACTCGACAATTTTACAACCCTTTGCAAAAGAAAAAAAGGTAATATGGACAAGATCAGGATATACCAAGCCATTTTATGATAATGGAAAATTTGGAGTAACAGATTTATCTTACTATGTTAGGGTTGCAAATGACACAGAAGGTAAAAACTTGTCTCACAATTTAAACACTCGACTTTTTGAGTATATTTTTGCTACGGCACGATGGTCAGGATTTGGTAATGATAAGGTGTTCTATGCTTTACCTCAATTACCTAATAAAAAATTTACAAACAATGAAATGTATGATTTATTTGGATTAACTAAAAAAGAAATACTGTATGTGGAATCAAATACAAAAGGAAATTGATGAATCAGTGAATATTATTCACCGTTCATCCAGTAGAGTAAAATCAACAGGAGAAGTATTTACACCAAGTGAGTTGGTTATTTCTTTGCTGAAATCTTTACCCATAGATAGATTTGCTCCCAAATTTACTTTTTTAGACCCAGCTTGCGGGGATGGACAATTTCTTATGGGAGTTAAATTGTTTAAGATGTATTTTCACAATATGTCAGAGAAAAAATCATTAGAGGATATCTATGGCGTAGATATAATGCGTGACAACGTAGATTTATGTAAAAAACGTCTTGGTGGTGGTAACATTATTATGGGCAACACTTTAAATTATAGTGAAAAAATAGATGGGCAAACTCCACAGGAACACTTGCAGATGATCGAAATATTTGGACCATCACCAAATCTAACGAGGTTTATGAATGACAACAATTGAACAAACGATCTTGACAAATTTGATTTATAATGAAGACTATACAAGAAAGGTGCTACCCTTCATCAGAGGTGATTATTTCTCTGACAGGACAGAACGAACTGTCTTTGAGGAAATACAGAAGTTTGTAGATAAATACAATGACCTACCAAACCAGAACGCTCTAGAGGTGGAACTGGATAGTCGCAGTGACTTAAATGAGGATGATTACAAACGAGTATTATCAGTGGTCAAGGAGCTTGAGAAGGACAATAATGCGAACTTTGATTGGTTAGTAGAGACAACAGAAGATTTTTGTAAGGATAAGGCGGTATACAATGCAATTGTGGATGGGATTAAAATTATTGATGGAAAGGATAAAGCTAGAGGCGTCGATGCTCTTCCAAGTATTCTTACAGAAGCCTTGGCTGTTGGTTTTGATAACCGTGTGGGTCATGATTATCTGTTGGATTCAGAGTCCCGATTTGATTTCTACCACAAGGTAGAGGAGAAGATTCCGTTTGATCTGGACTTCTTCAATCGCATAACCAAGGGTGGATTACCACAGAAAACACTGAACATTGCTCTTGCGGGCACTGGTGTTGGTAAATCGCTGTTCATGTGTCACATGGCAGCAAACTGTCTAAGTCAAGGTAGAAGCGTCCTATACATCACTCTAGAGATGGCAGAGGAGCGTATCGCTGAACGCATTGATGCAAACCTCATGAACATCTCTATAGATGACTTACACGAATTACCCAAGCAGATGTATGATGACAAGATGAAGGCCATTGAACAGAAGACCAATGGACAACTCATCATCAAAGAGTATCCTACTGCATCAGCACATAGTAATCACTTTCGAGGATTGATTAAAGAACTTGCCATCAAGAGGTCATTCAAACCAGATATTATATTCATTGATTATCTAAATATATGTGCATCATCACGATTTAAGGCGAATGGAAATGTCAATAGTTACATGTATATTAAAGCAATTGCAGAGGAACTTAGAGGCCTTGCAGTTGAGACTAATGTCCCTATTATGTCGGCTACACAGACCACAAGGAGCGGGTTCTCCAATAGTGATGTGGGGTTGGAAGATACTTCAGAATCTTTTGGTCTGCCTGCTACGGCTGACCTCATGTTTGCGCTCATTAGTAACGAAGAGCTTGACGAACTAAACCAGATTGCGGTGAAGCAACTCAAGAACCGATACAATGACCCTACCACCAATAAAAGATTCGTTGTGGGTATTGACAGAGCGAAGATGAAGTTGTATGATGTAGAGGATGGACAACAAAACGGCCTTGCAGATTCTAATCAGAAAGCATTTGCAGAGCCAGTGTTTGACAACACAGATTTTGGTGATGATTGGAAGTTGTGATATGGAGAGTAGGTTAGATATATACGATAATGTTCTAGAGGACCATATTGCAGAATTGATTTTCATGCAAATGAAAGATGTGTATTGGAAGTATGACTACGATTCTAAAAAGGGTGGGGTCAATAAACACTGGCATGTCTTTTGTGGTGAGACAGAAGAACAAGCCATAGAGAATGGCTTTGATTGGTTGGTGCAGTTGTGGCAAACTATCTTTTACAAATATGATTTTAAGAACACCTACACTATTGAAAGATTCAAACGCATATACTTGAATGCACATACTCACGGTATAGAGCCACACGAACATACAGATGATGGTGACTTTACCATGATATACTATCCTCGCTTAGATTGGCAAAAAGATTGGGGTGGTGGAACGATTGTAAATGGTGAGTTAGTTCCTTATGTTGGGAATAGGCTTATTGTCTTTAATGCAAAGGCACCACACCAAGCGATGCCAGTATCCCGTCAGTGTTATGAGTTGAGAAGTGTTATAGTGTTTAAGTGTTATGTTCAATCGGATAAAAGTAAGTTGCCAAAGTATGAAAAACGAATACTTCATGAGGTTGTGTGAGATAAAAATGTATGAATTAAAAGTAAAAAACGGAACATATAGATCAGATACTTTATTTTCATTAATGTGGGTTGTATTTTATCACAGGCTACATCATTGGAAAAAGGGTGAAGGGTTTGTAGATTAATGTATGAACTAAAAGACTACTTAAATGCGGTAAACCACACCAAAGAACCTCTCATGGATACAGAGGATGAACAGTGGGAGAAGAAATATCCGCCTTTCATTGTCAATAAGTGTCTTGCACCATTTCAAGACACAATCATGCTTGTGAATGAGATAAACCAGTTACACCATCTGGACAAGAAACTGCAATATGATTTTTTACTAAATAGTCTACGAACAAGGAAAAGATACACTCCTTGGGTGAAGGCGATGAAATTAGAGAATCTAGAGTATGTTAAAGAGTTCTATGGTTACAACAATGAAAAAGCAAAGGTTGCTCTTGATATACTAAATGATGAACAAATTTCTGCCATAAAACAAAAAATGAATAAAGGCGGAAGAGATGGAAGAAATTAATTGGACACAAGAACAACTACTAGAGGTCGGGCTCGGTGAGCCAGATGACTTTTTGAAAGTGAGAGAGACACTTTCTCGTATCGGCGTTGCTTCAAGAAAAGAAAGAAAACTGTACCAATCCTGTCACATTCTTCATAAACAGGGTAAATACTATATTGTGCATTTCAAGGAGTTGTTTGCCCTTGATGGTAAGAAGACAAATATAACAATCAATGACATGGCAAGAAGAAACACGATTGCAATCCTCTTACGAGATTGGGGCTTGATTAGTATATTGAGTGATGTGGTACATGAACCAGCACCTTTAAGTCA